TTCGCGCCCTTATCGTACTGCTTGGTGTCCCGACGCATCTGGACCTCGGGGCCGAGTTCTCCCGCCGAGAAATCGGTCTGCAGCGCGTGCGTCCTAGGCACGACCGCTCACCGGGCCGCCGCGACGCGCCACGAGGATCGGATAGGTGCGCGGGTCGGTCGGCGTCTTGAGCTTGCTGTCCTCGAACTTCGCCATGTCCATGAAGAGCTGGGCGGACTGGTCGCGCGCATCCGCCTCGTCGAACTTTGCCGCCGGGGAGCGAAGGAACAGGGCCTCCAGCCGCTGGGTCATCGCCTCGCCGAACCAGCCCGGCCAAAGCGACTCGGGAACCCGCCAGGTGAACACGGCGATCACGACCGCGTCCGCGTCCTGGTTGCACAGGATTTTGTCGGTCATCACCTCGTAGGCCACGCCCACGCCAGAAACCTTCAGGGTGCGCAGGCTCAGCAGGTCGACCGGCTTCTGGTAGGCGTAGAGCCAGGGAAGGTTCGGCGCGTCGCTCAGCAGGTTGAGCCGGCGGTCGGTCGTGGCGAATTTCCAGGGGTGGCTGGTCAGGGTGTTGACGACCAGCAGTTCGTAGTTGGCGTGGGCGACCTTGCCCTCGGCCGTCTGGCCGGGAAGCGACGACACCGGGTCGAACCCGGTGCGCGTCAACGCTGCATTGATGTAGCGGAGGTCGATCGCCATGCGAGTGAAGATGCCGCCACGCGGGCGGCACCCTCAACGCACGGGCCTATCAGGCGGCGACCGCGGTCACCGTGGGCTCGACCAGGCCCTTGTAGGAGATCACGTAGGGAATTTCCATGTCGCTCGTCACGTCCGACGAGAACACGACGTAGACGCGCAGGCCTTCGGTCACCCTGACCGAGCCGGCATTCAGGCGCATCGCGCGGTTCGCCGCGTTCGTTCCAGACAGGGCGGCCTCGACATAGGCCTCGCGGCGCCAGTTGGTGCCGTCGACCTTGCGGGCGAGCGCGAACTGCGCCGTGATCGAGGTCTCGACCGCGGCGAAGCCCGTGGTCGCCTTGGCGAGGTCGAACACGATCTCGACATCCGCGAGAGGGTAGTTGGTGACCGGCGCGATCTCCAGGATCTGGAACGCGGTCGTGTCGGTCTGCGCCGAGTCGTCGATGTCCGTCGTTCCGGTCAGGAACTTCGGGAACACCATGTCGTAGACGTGACGTTCGGCAATGTCCGAGCGATTCAACCAGGCCGGCATCTCAACCTCCTACGCGGCAGCCTCCAGGCTGCGCTCCTGCGAAACTTGCCCGCGCTGTGCGATCTCGCGATCGATCCAGGCGGTCGCGATCTCGACCGTCGTGCCCTTGGCCGGCGCACCGAGGCGCTGGGCAAGGGCGATGATCTGCTTCGGACGAAGCTCGCGCCATTCGGCCGGGATCGCCGCCAGCGGCTTGTCTGGCGGGATGATCGACGGAACCGGCGTCGCCGGCTGGGCCGCGGACTTTGCCTTAGCGGCATCGTCCAGCGGTTCCCAGTTGCGGCCCGGCGGCAGGTCGGACGAGAACACCTCGCCCGGCGTGATCAGCCGATCAATGTAGATCATGGCCTTGGCGCGATACCGGGCCATTAGTTGATCCCGGTCGTCCAGCCGCCCTCGTAGGTGCGGTCGTCGTAGCGGTTGTTGGACAGCCAGGCCGAGACCGTGCCGCCGTCGAAGTCGGCGGAGTTGGTCGTGTACCGGATGCCCAGGTAGCGCTCGTAGGAACCCGGGGGGATCGGGATGCCCTTGGCGATCCAGTAGCCGGCAACCAGCGTCGCCTCGGCGATCGCCGAGACCGTCCAGTGCGTGGTGGCCGACGAGTCCAGCCCGACCGCGCTGTCAGATTCCAGGGTGACGGTCAGCGTCGGCGAGCCGTCCGCATCGGTCAACGCCGCCGTGACCAGGATGTGGAGGTAGAGCGGTTCGCCCGAGCCGATGTCGCGCACCGTGTTGGCGCTCGGCCCGCCGGTCGCGCCGGCTCCGATCGCACCCGAGACCGGGAGCAGGTCGATCACGTTCGTCGAAATGGCGTCGGCCGTGATTGCCTGGTTCCAGGAGAAGGTATTGAACTTGTCGATCAGCATCGTCGTATCCCTTTCAGGTTCGATCTTTCAGGCCTGGCCCGATCAGGTCACGCGCGACTCGTCCGCCGCCATCTGGTCGACCTTGCGGATCGGGATGCCGTCGAACATCAGCTTCGGCTTGCCTTCCTCGTTGCCGACCGTCAGGTAGACGTTCGACTGCTTCATGCACTGGATGCGAAGCATGGTCTTCACGACACGCGGCATGTAGATCGCGTGACGCGCGCCGCCGGACGGCAGCTTGTCGACCGCAGCGGCCAGCAGCTCCAGGATCGCCGCGGCGCCGGACTGCGCGACCAGCATCGACTTGTCGATGTTCGCGATCCGCACATTGCCGCGCCAGTCGCGGACGCACAGGCCGACATGCTGCTTGAACTGCTCTTCCATCACGACGCGGCGCTCGCCGCCCGAGTCGGTAAGCATCTGCGAACCCAAGTCCTTGCGGCTCAGGCCGGCCGGCGAACCCTTCGGGTAGATGCAGAAGGAATGCCGCGGCGACCAGGACATGAGCAGGATCGAGGCGTTGTCCGACCCCGTGCCGCCCGCGTCGATGATGTTCTCGCCCGAGGCCGCGGAGAGCGACGAGTAGCGGCCCAGCACACCGTTGAACTTCGCCGGGCTGGTCGAGACCGAGCCGTAGAGAAGCGTCTGGCAGAAGGACTGGTTGAAGCCCTCCAGGATGCCCGTGGCTTCGTGCAGGCGCACCTGGGCAGGATTCCCGCTATGCGCGAGCAGGTCTTCGTCGACCTGGGAGAAGTTCTCCATCATGCCGATCGGCTCGTCGAGCGTCGCGTACACGCTCTTCGACGGCACGACGCCCTCGTAGTAGCGCTTCCACGTCGGCTCAGGGATGCCGACCCGCTGCGCGTGGCGGTGATACGTGCCGCCATTCGCCTCGATCATCGTGGCGTCGAGCAGGATCTCGTTGTCCTGCATCAGGATTTCGCCGATATCGGTGACGATGCCGCCGTTCGGCTCGGTGAGCTTCGCGATGTCCGACAGGGTCGGATTGGTGGCTGCGAGAGTCGACATGGCTTAGCCTACCTTCTGCGAGGGATACCAACGGTCCGTGATCTGCTGCGGCGGTTTCGGCGGTTCGTGGCCGCCGCCGCCCGCTCCCGGGATGCTGGAACTCGAAGCGCGAGCGATCAGCCGCTCCAGCGCCTGGAATGCGTCGGCGCTGTCGAGCGCCAGGCTCAGGTGTTCGAAGTCGTCGCCGAGGAAGGACTTCACGGCGTCCATACGCGCCTGGCCCTTCTCGCCCAGCTTCGCGCGCTCGGCCGCGACGATCTCCAGGTTCTGCTGGTGCTCGGCGATCTTCAGCTTCGCGTCGGCCACGACCAGGTCGTCGATCACCGACTGCGGAAGCGCGTGCTTCGCCGCGACTTCGCGAACCAGGGGAATGCGGGGGTCCTTGGGGTCGACCTTGAACTGGACGCCGTCGGGAACCTTGAAGTCCTGCGGCGCCTTGAACTCGAACTTGTAGTCGTCGGGCGTCTTCGGCAGGGTCGCGCGAAGATCGTCCTGCGCCTTCTTGAAGCTGGAAAGCTCGCCGTAGTCCTTCGCCAGCGCATCCGTGTTGAGCTTCGCGCCCTGCGCGTCCCAATATTTCTCCAGGCCCTGTGGGGGCGCCGGGGCAACCGCTTCGGGTGCGGGCGTGGGGGCAGGCGTCGGAGTCTGTTCGGTCACGCTGCTTTGCCTTTCGTGTTCATCGCGTCGAGGCCCCGTTGAACGGCGGCCTCGATCTCGCGCACAAACTGGCTTTGAGCGGCCGACGCCCGCAACGCACTCTCCGAAGCCGCGAAGGCGTTGATCGGGCGATTGGCCTTCTCGCGCATCGCCTGGAGCGCTTCCTTCCCCGCTCCGCTGGAGAACGCGCGGGCGAAAATCGCGTCGGCCTCGTGGGTAGGACCGGGAGGGGGAGACGCGATCCGGTCGCGGTGCGCCTGCCGCTTGGCCGCGAAGGGATCGCTAACCACCGGGGCCTACCAGGGCGGCGGGGTCCAGGGTCTGACCTCCTCCGCCGGAAGCCTTCAGGACGGGAAGCAGTTGCTCGATCGCAGCCTTGATCTCGCTTTCCTCGCGCATGACTTCCGTGCCGAGCAGCGCCTGCACCTGCTTGGCAAACTCGAAGATGTCGACGATGA